TCAGCCCTCCGCCACAAAGAGATCAAGAACCTTGACGGCATCGTGCAGTCTATTGGGCATGAGATGCGCGTAACGCTCTGTCATCCTGATGGATGTATGGCCCAACAAGTCCCGCACCTTGATTAGCTCGACCCCTTCACTGACCAGCCAGCTTGCAAAGGTATGGCGCAGATCGTGAATCCTGAAGTCCGATAGTCCCGCAGACTTCACAGCCTTTCGGAAGTACCAATTGAGCGTTTTAACCCGCTCCCCGTTCTTCTTGGCAAAAACCCATTCCGAAGCACCTATCGCTCGACGATTGTTCAGCGCCTGCTCGGCCCCTTTGTTGATTGGCACGACCCGGCGGCAGTTGGTTTTGGTGTTCTCTGGGCGCAGCATGATGAAGCGCCGGCCGAGATCGACATCCGACCAGCGCAACATCAGTAACTCAGTCTTTCGACATCCTGTATTGAGCGACAGGCGAATGAAATCCCCAAGTTCCGGACACAAGGCGTCAGCTTCGCTTTGCAGCCTGGCCGCTTCATGACGCTCAAGCCAGCGCAGCCGTTCGGCTGGAGGCTTGACGCGATGGTATCGGACGGGATTGTCCAACTGGATACCCCACTTATAGCGAGCATGGTTGATGGCCGCCGAGATTACGCCCAGTTCCCTATTGATGGTGCCCGGCCCGATCCCGGCATGCACCCGACTGTATACGTAGTGGTGAAGATCAGGCGAGGACAAGGCCAGTAAGGCCTTGTCAGGAACCAGGCTACGGAAATTGTTGATTACGGAAAGCATCGTCCAGTAGGAACGATGGGAGTGACGTATCTCCCGAAGGTAACGATCCAGAAAGGCATGAAGGCTTAAGGATTCCATGATGATAAATCCTACAGAAACCCTTGAATCGACGCCACGGCATCAAGGAGCCAACCGGGGAAAACCCTTGCAGGACGGGGCAAACGACTTTCTTCTGTTCCAATGTGTCCTAGTTACAAGTTTAGGCCGGCGCTTCGCGCCGGCTTGCGCTTCTCGCTTCGCTGCGATGCGCGCCGGCACCGGCGCCAGCCAGTTTGCCACTGCCGACACCCCTAACTTGTGTCGCAGGCGACCCCCAACACCTTGACGCACGGGTAAGGACCACCCGTGCAAAGCAGGACGGGGAAAAGCATCCCGTCCAATGGCGGCGCTTTGCGCCATGTTTTTCGGAAAACCGTTTGGCGCACTCGATGCCCTACGAATGATCCGTCCGGTTTTCGCCTGCCCCTGATCGCTACGGAAATTAGTGCGAGAGCAAAAAACCACGCCAGCCCGGAAAAGCACCGGTCTGTCATGGTTTCCTGCTTTCGCAGACTTACGACTCCCGATGAATCGGGATTGCTCCGCGACGCTTTGCGAGGGCAGGCGAAAACCGGACGGATCATCAACCACAGGAGGTACATCATAAGCACTTCAAACCATCCGAAAAACCAGAAAAACCACGCTGAGAGCGGCTCTACCGTCCAGATCAGTCAAGAACCGGCATTGACCAAGGAGTTTTGACTGCCGGAGTTCTTGAAACCGGTCATTTCATAACATAACATAACATTCATAACGTATCATATCGTAACGCAACATAACGGAGGTTGTCATGGCACGAATCAGTAACATCACCTTTGGACAGGTTGCTCAAATCGCGGATGCGATGAAGGCGGCAGGAGCGCGGCCAACGGCGCGAGCGGTCCGGGAACGGATCGGGTTCGGTTCGATGGGCACGGTTCACAAGCTGTTGCAGCAGTGGGCCGGGAAGGTTGGCGGGGCATCCGAGGATGAGGGCGAAGCCGAACTGCCGTCACACATCACAAAGGCTTTGATGGATTTCATCGGGAGCGAGGTTGCTACGGCGCAGGAGACCTTGCAGGAGGAGCTACAGGAGGCGCAGGAAGAGGCAGCGGCGCTTGCATCGGAAAATGAGCGACTGGGCAAAATCATTGAAGAACTGGAACAGACGCTAGCCGATGAACGCACGACGGCGGCAACCATCGAAGGAAAAGCGTTGACGCTGGCGGAAGAAGTCGCCAGTTGGAAAACTCAATGCATCAATGAACGCCACGCGGCAGAGAATACACGGTTGGAGCTTGCCAAGGCTTTGTTACAGTTGGAAGCCGTACCGGCCAAGGATGCGGAACTGGCGACACTCAAGGCCGAGCTTTCGACAGAGCATGAGAAACGGATCAACGCCGAGAAGCAAGCAGCCGTGTTTGAGGCGCTTCTGACGAAGGGGTCGGCGGCCATGACGCCAGTTCCACCAGCCAGCGAATACCGGCTGGAAATCTGCCCACCGGACATGGCCCCAGCGCCAAGGAAGGCGAAGCGGAGCCGGCCGGCGACGGTGAAGGATGCGGCGCAGGCGTGACACTGCGGCGGGTTAGGGGATACACTCAAACGAAAGGAGATCAACATGACGACACTGAATTTCACATTCGACACGCTCAAATACAGCAAGCGCCTGACAGACGCCGGACTGGATGCACGCATCGCGGAAACCGAAGCGGAAATGCTGAACGAAACTCTAAGCGCTGCCTTGGGCAATGCCAAACTGGCAACCAAATACGACCTGGAGACCGCAATTAAAGAACTGAAAGCCGATGCGGCAGACCAAAGAACAAAAATTGTTCAATGGCTTGCTACCTTACTAATCGCTCAGGCAGCCGCAATCGTGACGATGATAAAACTCATAACGCCAGCAGTAAACTGAAACGAAAAACCAAAGAAAAGGCCGGGGAAACCCGGCTTTTTTATGCCCATCGACTGAGAACAAACAGATCCACCGAATTTATACACTTATGCTAGATGCGATCCGCTTGGATCATGAGCACGATTTCCGTTTTCGTCCGCTCTGAGGAACTGCTGCGGAAGAACGACGGCAGGAAGGACAAGCCGGTACTGCTACCGGTATCCCGATCCTCATCCAGTCCGCCGAGCAGGATCAAGTCACCGTCAACCGCCACGACATCGGTTTTGATTTCGCGCTTGATGAGTGTCGGGGAGTTGTTCACGCCGTTTGTGGTAGACGTGAAATTGCTGATCTGCTGCATAACGCTCAATTCGGTCGACCCCGCCCGGATGTTCGGCCGAAGCTCGAATATGACGCCGGATGGTTTGTAGTTCACGTTTTGCACCGGACGGCCATTGGAATCATAGCTCACCGATCCCAGTATCGGAGTTTCGTTGCCAACAGAGAACCGCGCCGCACTCCCCGATCGGACACGCAGGCGCGGACTAGTAAGAACCTTGAAGCGGGAATCGCCTGACAAGGCACTGTACACCGCCGAAAGATCAACGCCCATCCCTGAGAACTTGACATAGACGTTTCCGCCACCCTGACCATTTCCACCGCCCGACACATCGGCGCCGCCTGTGAGGTTCAAGCCGATACGGCTTTTGAGAAGCGACAGGACGAGATCGACGGCAGAACCCTCCGTTTGACTTGTCTGGACTTCCAAGACGACGGCTTTCACCAGTAGCTCAGATGCCGATACATCAACTTGCGCTACCAGTTTCCTGAAACGATCGATTTCGGCGTTTGACCCCTTAAAAACAATGACATCTTGCTCGACACCCAATTGAGCGTTCAAGCCGGAATCCGGGAAGCCCTGCCCCATCGTTTGATTGGTGGGCATACCGCCGTTGACGCCACCGCCTAGCGAGGTTGGCACGGACTGAGAAAAGCCCGAACTCGACCCGAAACCAGAACCGGAACCGTAACCACCATAGCCCAATTGGTTCAACGTCATCCCGCCGCCACGGCCACGCGAGACAAAGGAACCCGGCTTGAACAGAGACTCGACCAGGGGCAGCAGGTAGGAAACCGAACGATGAGCCGGACGGTAGACAATGACATCTTCCTGCGATGGATCGAAACCTTTGCTTACGACAATGACACCGCGTTGAGAGTCTATGCGGTAACCCCTCAATTCAAGCACCCTGCCCACTTCACGTTCGATATCGGCGTTTGACATATCACGCAGCACCAGCGTGAACAAATCCTGATCCGAGACAACCGGAACATCGAGGATATAGGACTTGTTCAGCAATTCGCCATAGACCACGCGCAGGAAGTCAGGCAAGGCAACCTTGTAAAGATCGACGGATAGACCAGCCGACCAGGCAGACGCCGACCACAGAAACAGGATGAAGAAGCGGATCATCTTCGTTGCCCTCCGAAATTGGGCATAGGCCCGGATGGCGGCATGGATGGCGCACTGGGGGTTGACTGAGTTTTTCTGTCAGGACCAGACCAGCGGGAAACAATGGTTTTGTCGGGCAACGCCAGTTCAATTTCGCCAGGAGAAAACTTGACGGCTGGCGGGTTGGAAACGTACCGGGTTCGGGAACCATCTGATAGGACATAGGTTTGAACACCGCCGTTCTGGAAGTAGCCAACCAACGTCCAGCGGTCGGAAACGCCATCATCCCTTTTCTTTGGCGAGGGAGTTTGCTGGCCAGGAATGAGTTGCCCATCCTTGGTTTTGACAATGGAGGCATCCTGCTTTGGTTGCGGATGGAAGAAACCCCACATCCACCAGGCGGCAAATATGACCCAGAGGATACCCAACGGAATGCCATAGCGGATCAACTTCCGATTGAAGATATTACCGCGCTTGTCAGAGCGTTCTTCCTTTGGGCCGGCGCTTCCCTCTGTTCTTTGGGAATGGGACTTATACAAAGGGAAGATGGCCGGATCGTACTTTCGGTTTATGCCGCCTTCAAGAAGGGTACGGACGGTTTGAGTCTTGCCGGAGTAGATATTGATCACGTATCTATCCTGCATTCCCAAGTCTACATGCTGTTGCATGCGGAAGGATTTTTCGACCGTAGCGCGGATGGAGCGGTGAAGGTCGGCGATATCCTGAACGATCAAGACAATATCGCAGCACTGACCGGTTTCATTGTGGATAAAATGCCTGTGCATGCGGAAGAAGGCGAGATGGTATTCGGGAAGCTTTTCGCCCTGGGCGTAGAAGCGCCAGCACTCATCAATGATGATGAGATCACCACCACGAACGACGAATTGTTCACGCCATGACTGGGCAGACCTCTCCAGATCAGGACGGCTTTCCTCCGAGCAGACGGCCAAGGCTTTGGCGAAAGGGTTTTCTGATTCTTCGAGGGGGAAGAAGTCCGGCTTGACGATATCGGCGTGGTCTACGGCAACGACCTGGCCGAAGCCGGCAGGGTCGGCTTTTAAAATTTCCTCACAGTATCTGGCGATCAGTTCGACGTTCAGGCCAGAGATGTTTGTGACGATGCGCCGGCCTTTGGCGTAGTTCGGGAGGATTACGTTACGGACGACTTCGTAGGATTTCCCGTGACCTTGAAGGCCGGTATAGGCTGTTTGTGCCATTGGATTAGCCGATTACCGGGAGACGACGAATCAGGAAACGAGCGACGAAGGCAGAGATAGCAAGGGGAATGCCGAAGTCCAGGCGAAATAGGTCGATGAAGTACCAGACGCCGGGGGGAAGACTGGTAAAGGCACTGGTCAAGGCGGAAGTATCGGTGAAGCCGCCTAGATAGCCCACCGCATACGGTACAAGAAAGGCGATCAAGACGAATAGCGCGGAAACAATGAGGAACTTTACAACAGCGCCCCGGAATATCCATTTGAGCAGAAATTCAATGACAAGTTTCATTTTATGCACCCAATACGATGAACAAGGCCAGCAGGAGCCACGAAACTATCGAGATTGCGCCAATTACTGAACGGTTTTGTTCGGCGATTTCGCAATGAGAATCCATGACGAGATTCAAGTTTTTACCCCACCAGTTGAGGTTTATATCCATTATGGGGCATTGGGAATAATGAGATGGGAGGCTCCAAGTTTTCAATGGGGAGAAAACATCTTTAAAGAAGGAGTCTCCGAAATCGTTGTCTGGTAGCTCGGGATCGTCAACATGAAAATCCTTTACATCAAACAATTTATTCATGTTTTCGTTTATTGAATCAGCGGCGCTACCAGCCTCACCAACCCTTGCGTAATCGGATGGAAACTGGACAGACACCGACCCCGTACCTGTGCCGGGACTAGTAGACGCACCAACACCAGCAGCCGCCCCCAACTCTGGATAAGACTCATACACCAATGACAAATCAGTATTAGGCAGAACTTTGTCAACGACCTGTAAAACCTGGCCTTTTCCCAAGTCAATAGCATGATAAGCAACAGTTTGAGGGTTAACCTGTGTAGCAGCCGAAACGCGAGCATTTCCACCAACGACGGCCACGTCAACACGCGCCGGAACGCCATTAACTTGACCCTGAAATGAAAGACCAGAAGCATTCTTAAACTTTAATAACTCCTCTGGCGACCAATCAGGGTCAGACGAATCAGCAGTTATGCCATTGGCCCCTACAATAAATCTTTTTGAACCATCTTTTGGTTCAACAAATTTCCAAACAAAACCACCCAAATTAGCATTTTCATAATAATCATTAGGAGGAGGATATCTTTTACGTAGAACAGTTGGAAAAGCAACATAATAAGTCACGCCCTCATAAACCAAAGAACCAACAGTATAATATTCAGGAGCAACACGATAATTTGTAAAAGGCGCAAGATCAGAAGCATCAAATTGAGCTTCTAAGATATTACAAAGAGCCACAAGCTCATCAAAAACATAAGTACCAGCCGGCAAAAAATGACTAACACCATCAACAGAATCAGCAGCGCCAACACCACAAACACCAGGAGAACCGACAACAACAACAATACCCGGAGTAGTATAAGGAATCGGATCATTATAAGAAAGACCAGAACCATTAAGAAGAACAAGTTCAGCTTTCGGAATTACATTAGAACTCGATAACGGGATTTCATATTCACGTTTATCACCAAATGATGATGCAACTTTAGCGCCAATACTAAATATACTCCAAAGACGTGACAGAAAATTGGAATAAGAAACCGCCCATGTAGCATCATTTGCAGCAATGCCAACAGCCTGAATTGCGACACGGCCACCAACAGAAAAAACCAAGCCCTCAAAGAATTCAATCGCCGGAATTGCAATCAACGGCAAAGCAGCTTGCGCTTCCCGTACCGGCATGACAACAGACCCAACAGCAAACAAAACGGCAGCAATACCATGAGCGACGCGCCAAGCCAGCCCCTTACCCCGGAATAGCATTTTTTAACCCTCCAAGCCTTTGACAACAGCCCATCCGAGAACAAGACCGAGCGCGAAAAACAGGAGATACCAATAACCGGCTGTTGTCATTTTATTCTCTCCATTCTAAAGACATTATTTATCAGGCAATCAAGACGTATAAGAAAAGACCCCGATATACGGGCTAACAATTCTGCGATTGTGTTTCTTGCGAGACGATATTCATCAATCGATATAGGCAACATCCCAAACAAATCTGGCAGAGAAAAGGCGACCCGAAAGCCGCCTTTCCTTTGGGGTCAAAGCACTTTTTACTTCCTGATACGAGCGAGGATCAAATCCGCACCCTTCATGATTACGTAGACACCAGCCAGACCGCCGGCAATGAGCAGAACCGCAGCAATGACAGATGACCAATCAATCTGATTGGTCATACCGGAAAAGTCCGGCGCGGCAGTTTGAGCCAGAGCCAGAACAGGAGCCGAAACGGCACCGACGATAGCGGCCTTAACCGCAAACAGCTTCAACGCTTTCATAACACACCCCTTTCGGATGAAATACCGGGAACTGCCCGGCCAGATTGCGGAACTCAGCCGCAAATTCTAATAACGACGAATAACAGAAAGAACCTCACCAATTCCGCGAGATATACCGAAGAAAAATAGCACTGTGCTAAAAGAAAATGCCATACCGCCCAACGCAGTAGACCAGTCAAACGGTTCATTCTGAATAGCACCGATACGGCCTAGCTCTGCCGATATCATGGTGTTGGCAGATTGAAGCGCGGCGACCTCTGCCTGTAATGCAGCAATCGTTGAATCACTGTAGCCACTGCCACCCGTTGATCCATTACCGGAAATAACCGAACCACCGACCACCGAGGGATCGGATACACCACCCGCAAACTGGGGGATGCTAACGACGCTCGGAGCGGCATCGCATTGAGCAAAGCGCCCCCATGCCCTGCCACCCTGTGCTGTTGTTCCCTTGACACTCCAATTGCCACTGGAATCCAAAGCATCAACCACGTAATACTGTGCACCACCGGCCAAGGAGGCAATGGCCATCGATGGCAACAGAAAACAACCGGACGCCGACGCTCCATAAAAATTGGTATATTGCATATCCGGTTCATAGCCATCTATTACAGCGTAATATCCGGCTTGAGTTACCGAAGATGCGAACAGAATCAGGATGGCGAATAGGATACGCATCACAGCATCTCCGACAGGAAACCTACCGCCTTGATTCCCGACTGGGCGAACTCGAAACGATCCAGGGAGATGAACACCCAATCACCGGGTAATGGCTGGCGAACGCCGGCCAATATGGATTCAAACCAGCGTTTGAGTTTTTGGCGTACCATTTCCAAGTCCCGATCCAGCGATTGCTTGCCGAACTCGATAGTCAGGATGGATTTACCATCGCGCCAGCGGATGAAGATCAAAACCGCATGGCCATAGGTGGGGGAATAGAGAACGATTTCACGCCTCATGATATTCCTCTACGCTTTCCTATTTCGCTTTGAACCAAATCACGGAAGTAATCAGGAAAGCGCCTAGCAGAACCGTCAACACGCTGGTCCTTGACAGCGGAGACAATCATACGTTCGTAGCGTTTCAAACGTGAATCAGAAACTTCTTCAATCCACATTTCACGATCAGCGCGAAGGGGAGCATGTTTTCTACCGCCCATTGCTTCCCTCTTTCTGTGCAGTAATACACTTGCTGGAAACCAATTTCCTCTGCACAACCGGCACAACACAATCACCTATTGACTTGCCAAACACGACCAGACAAGAGGGTTTGGCTTCGCCAATGAAACACGTCAGCCGAGACCGAAAATCAACACTATCAGCCGAAGGCCCACGAATTGCCCAGACCGAACCCGGCAGAACATAACGGGATATGCCAGAGGCAAACGAAACGACCGGCAAGACTCGTACGCCGTAGGATTGCCAAAACAGAGCAACAACGGCACTCCGCCAAGCCTGATACAAGCGCCATTCCGGCGGATCATCGTTATAGATGGTGAAGTCTGGCGCAGTAACAATGCCGGCAGACAACGCGACAATCAAACCTTCTTCTGGTCGGCGCCAAAAAAATTCTTGACGGTAATCATCGCAGAAAGTGTGCAACGGCCCCCGCTTCCAACGGCCACGAGGAGAAAAATCCTCTGGAATAGCCAACTCTGACGAGAAATAGAGCTGAGTATCGGCACTACACACAGAGCGAAAAATATCAGGCATGCCAACCCGTCTCATGATGAATCACCATCACCACAACCGGCTATCCAGAACACGTCATTTGAACTGGAGACCCACATGGAACAGTCAACGTCAACGCCAACATGAAGCCGAAGCATCGACCAGGCAGAACGGATGGCCTCTGACATGGACAAGCCGCCGATCCAGAAGCGTTGTTTGACGGGAGACTTTAAATCTTTCGTATGCCAGTAGCGTTTCTTTTCAAGAGCTGTCAGATCGAATGTCTTGGCAAGATACTTTGTGAGGTAGCCCGCCAGTTTGTTGACTTTCCAGTAGCGCCCGGTATGGCCCCACTTCTTTTTGTCTGGACTGGTTACATTGACGGCACCGGGGGTTTCACTTCCAGTTTCCTGCCCGATTCCGCCCAGGGCCTTGTACCAGCAAGCACGGAGGAACTTGATACGCTGGAAGCCTTTGACGGCGCAATGGATATGGAATGCACCTCTTTCCTGCTGTTCAAGGACAGCCACGTATTGCCATTCGGGGATACCATCCTGACCGCGCCAACCGTGACGGACGAGACGCAGGAAGCGTTTGAAATCTTCCCGAACTTGTTCCCTATCCATGACGTTGGCGCGGTAGCTCAACGTGAACAGACGGTCGGCGTCCATGACTTTGCAAAGCCAGCGGATATTCTGTTTGGCACGCCTTACAGCCCTTGAATGGTTTTGTTGGGCTTTGGCTTCAACTTCTTCCCGAGATGGCTCTATGCCGGAAACAGTCTTGAAAGACGGGTACATCCAGGCAGAGTTTGTGCAAGCCCCGGCCATAGAGGCTTCCATCATTTCTTGCTTGAAAGGACGAACGACTTTCAACACGGCTTCAAATTCTCCACTTGAGAATTCCCGTAGGTTCAGGTAGTAATTTTTTTCGGTTTGCTCTAGAATCTCGTCCATGCCTTGCACCTGTTAGAGAGGTTGCTTGGTAAGAAGCCCCAGAACTGCGCCAACGGTTCTGGGGCTTCGCTTTTGGATTACTGGGGTTTGCTGGCCTCTTGCTTGGGCTGACCGGGGATTTCGACAGCCTTGCCGCCCTTGCTGTTGATACCCTTGAAGCCGACCATAACGCCGACGATCTTGTCGTCTTGATACCCCCTACCGGCGCGGTATGAAATCAGATAGTCACCCGGCGTTACACCCTCTGGCGCAAGGGCTTCAGGGACTTTCAGCGTACCAACGTCGACCGCACCGCCTTCAAGATGGAGAATGACCTTGCAGTTGTAGCTTTTGACTTCGCGGGGAGCGCCGCCGGCCTTGTTGGCGTAATAAGCAGAGCGCAATTCAGCGCCGATAACCGTGATACGAGATTCCATGATGATGATTCCTTTTTGTCATACGACAGGTTGAGATAAAGGGCTTACATGCCCGTGAGAAAGCCCCTTCTGGGGCAATTGCGAGTGATCGAAATCGGAACGGAGAAGCTGATAGCCGATGGCACCAAGAGCCAGCGTTAGGCCGAACATAACGCCGTACATGAAGGCCAAGGACGAAGGGCGATTGGCGAAGCGGAGAGCGGCAATCAGGCCGGTAGATAGGGAATGACGGTTACCTAGCATATGGGGTACCGCCGGGATTGAGAGAACGGCGAGAAGCCGTAAAATCAAGAGTCTTACGACGGAGGCAAGAATGAAACCCTTGACGGACTTGGCTTACCAAATCCTTGGAATGTTGGCCGTAATGATAATAGTCGTCGCGGCAGTACTCATCGGAGGAGCACTGCTGAAAAGAAAAATCTTGAGAATGAAATGGGGCAGAAGAAGCCTTAATACATACGACATCAGAGTCATACATGACAACGGAGATATTCCTCCGTACTACAAAAAGCAATTTCTGACAGAACCAGAACAGACCCTGTTCATTCGATTGATGGAAGCATTGCCGATCAACGTGATCCTCGCGCAGGTATCCATGCAAGCACTGATAGGCATCAAGAGGAACCGAAACGAACAAGGGCAACGGAACGGCATCGCCAAGAAGTACGTCGACTTTGTGATATGCCGGCCTGACTTTTCTGTAGCCGCAGTGATAGAGCTTGACGACCCAAGCCACGAACGCCCCGACCGAATCGAAGCGGATACGGTGAAGAACATCGCGTTCCGAGCAGCCGGAATCCCGCTGATACGTTTCGACGTTCGAGCCATGCCGACCGTCGAAGAAATCAGAGCAAGAATGACAATGACCTAACACACAGAACCCCAAGAGGTTTACAACCGCGCACAGTTAGACGGAAAATCAGAATGACCGTTTTTGGTCAAAACAACTCAAATTTGCGTAACCTGATTAGACAACGCAAATTTGAGAAAGTCAACAGGCAGGAACCGCCATGAACCTACGCGACTACATAGAAGCCGGAATAAAGCAAAAAGGAACCGGGAGAGCGTTAGCCGACGCGCTACAAATTGGAAGCAACGAACTATCGGACGCCAAAGGACACAGACGAGGATTACCTAATCACGCTTGCGTCAAGCTTGCTGCCATCATAAAGGCAGACCCGATAACGATCATCGCAGCAAGCGAACTGGCAACAGAACGAAAAGAAGAAAAACGCGCCTTCTGGATGCAACACGCCCACGCCGCGAGCTTTGCGACGCTTGTAACACTCGCCGCTTTTACCGCCGAAAAGTTGTCTTATATCTTATACATTATAGATTGA